GGATGGCACACTGTCGCTGATCCCGTTCTCCGAACGCGGCTCGGCGGCCGAGCAACAGGTTCTCGAGCGTCGCGACATGCGCGCCTTTGTCTGCCGCCAGTTCAAGAAGCAGGACGTGCTCTGGGCCTCTGAAATTCAGGGCATCCGCGACTTCGGCTCGGAAAGCGCGACCCAGCAGGTGCAAAGCGAGGTCGCCCGAAAGCTTGCTCGTTTGCGCCAGGATGCAGAGGCAACGTTCGAATATCACCTGCTGAACGGCATTCAGGGCATCGTGAAGGATCCCAAGGACAGCGCCACGGTGATCAACTACTTCACCGAGTTCGCCATCACGCCCGCCACCGAGATCGACTTTGATCTCGACAATGCGACCCCGGGCTCTGGCGCGCTGCGCAAGCGTTGCCAGGCGCTGATCGAAAGCGTCGAGGACAGCATGGGTGGGCTCGCGGCCGGGGCCGTGCAGGTCCGTGCCGAATGCGGCTCGGCCTTTTTCGCCGATCTCATCGCCCACAAGGAGGTGCGCGAGACCTATCTCAACACAGCCGCCGCTGCCGATCTGCGCGGCCGGGTTGCTGACGAGGTCAGCTTTGGTGGCATCACCTTCCGACGTTACCGGGGTGGGGCGGGCTTCGGCGTGCCGACCGACAAGGCGTTCTTCTACCCCGAAGGGGTGGAGGGCCTCTTCGAGATCTATCACGCCCCGGCTGACACGTTCGAGACGGTGAACACGCTCGGTTTGCCGCTTTATGCGCGCACCATCCCTGACCGGGACCGTGACGAATGGGTGCGGCTCGAGATCGAAAGCAATCCGCTGCCGATCTGCACCCGGCCACAAGTGCTGCGCAGCGCCCGGCGAACGTGATGTCTGCCTTTGCGGCCGCCGTCGACTTGCTCTTCGCCGACCCGAACATCGGGCGAGAGGCAGTCTACACCTCCGATGGCGGCGCGCCCACGCTGGTGCGCGTCGTCTCGCGGCAGGCGGATGCAATCAGCGACTTCGGCGACGCGCGGCTCTGGTCGGAAACGACCCGCATCGACTTGCGGGTGGCTGAGGTCTCCAATCCACGGCCGGGCGACCGTTTGGAAATGGACGGCGATGCCTTCATCATTCAGGGCGAACCCGTCCGCGATCGCGAACGGCTTGTCTGGACCGTGGACTTGCGGCTGTCGTAGGCTGCTGGTGATCTCAAACGCTGACGGCCAGCGGATCAGTTCACTTGAACCGCTTCATCGCACTTTGGAACGAGTCCGAGATGCTTTCCCAGGCTGATTGAAAACCCTTGCTCATGTCGTCCCAAGCGGCGTTTGACGCCTGCTGCGCCTCCTTCATCTTCGCCTCGGCCTCGTCGCGCTGCTTGCGCATTTCGGCAAGCTGCTTCTCGTATTCGATCTTGGCATCGGCCTGCGCTTCTTTGGCGTTTGCCTGCATCTTGTCGATCTCTGCGTTCCACTTGTCGATATTCGCCTTGGCCTTCTCCACATACGCGTCACGATCCATCATCGTTTTCCTCCCGGTTCTGAAGTTGAAATGAGTGCACATAGTAACCTGAAAATGAGGTCTTTGGAAATTTGAGACTGAAGCTCGACATCGATCCCGACATCGTAGCCATGATGGCGGCCGAGGTGGCGGCGGGCGAGCGCGCGGTGACATCTGCCATGCGCGAGGCCGGTACCGGACTGAAATCTGCCTGGCGCATGCAGATCACCGGTGCGGGGCTCGGACGGCGGCTTGCCAACTCGATCCGCAACCAGAACTTCCCGAGGTCGGGCGAAAGCCTGGATGCCGCCGCGCTGGTCTGGTCCAAGGCCCCGGTCATTGTGGGCGCTCACGATACCGGTCCGCTGATCCGCTCGAAGGATGGCTTCTGGCTGGCGATCCCATTGCCCGCTGCGGGCAAGTCCACGCGCGGCGGGCGGATCACCCCCGGCGAATGGGAGCGACGACGCGGACTACGTCTGCGGTTCGTCTATCGTCGAACAGGCCCGAGCCTGCTGGTGGCCGAGGGACGGCTGAATACGAAGGGTCAGGCGGTGGTCTCCCGATCAAAGACTGTGCGCGGAAAGGTCACCGCGCCTATCTTCTTGCTGGTGCCGCAGGTGAAGTTGCCGAAGCGGCTCAACCTCGACCGGGACGCTGAACGCGCGCTCGATAGCGTGCCGGGGTTGATCGTGGCTAATTGGGTGGAGGGGAGGTTCTGACGTCAGCTAAGCGGGGAAAAGCACCAATTCACTGCTGCTGCACCATGGTCGGCTTTCTCATCGGAGAATGTTGGTGCTCAGCACTGATCCTTGAGTTGCGTCGCCAGTATCATTACTGCCCCATGGGAACGCTTTATTGACGAACCACTCAAGACAAGATGGACAGGAGTCCTATCTCGGTTACTATCTCTGAAAAAAATGGAGGTGCCAAAATGGCTGTGAGCATTCGAGCAGAAGAACCAATATTCACAATCGGTTACGAGAAGTCCAACATTGACGACTTCGTCAGCCGCTTGGCCGATGCAGGAATCGAAGTACTGGTGGACGTGCGCGAACTGCCCTTGTCGCGCAAAAAGGGCTTTTCAAAGAACGGGTTAAACGCTGCCGTCAGAGAGGCGGGCATAGACTACCTTCATGTAAAAGCCCTAGGCGACCCCAAGCCTGGTAGGGAAGCTGCACGCGCTGGCAATCATGACCTGTTTGTAGAGATATTCACGCAGCACATGGACGGGGAAGGCGCGCAGTCTGCCCTGACTGAGCTTGCAGATGCCGTGAAGGGCAAACGCATCTGTCTGACGTGTTTCGAGCGCCACCATGAAGGCTGTCACCGCAAGATTGTCGCTGAGCGTCTGTCCGCACTGGTGGGCGCACCGATTGAACATATCGCCGTGGCCTAACCTTGGGTGACTGGCAAGACCCTGTTGAAGTCTGCGTAATCGTCAAAGCGGCCCCGGAAACGGGGCAGACCCACGGCGAAACCGTCTGCGTTGCCGGTATTGATGTTTATGGCAACTGGCACCGGCTTTATCCGATGCCATTCAAACTTCTGAGCAATGAACAACGGTTCAATCGCTGGGATATTGTAAGAACCAGATGGCGGAGTGCAGCGCCCAAAGACATGCGCCCCGAAAGCAAGCGTGTAGATCACGAGTCCCTTACGAAGGTCCGCAAAGTGAAAGAGTCCGAGCGCCATGAATTCGCACGGCGCGCTATTGTGGAAAGCCTTGCACAGGAAAAAGACAAAGGCCGTTCGTTCGCACTGATACGCCCGGAAAATCCTGAATTCATCATCCGCCCTCTGAGTGATGCCGCCAAGACAAAGAACCAGAGACGGCGCGACACGCTTTTGAGTCAGACAGATATGTTTTCTGGTGACAGCACTATTTTGACGCCGGACGTTGCCCCGTATTCCTTCCACTATCGCTTTGAGCATGAAGGAAAGACCCTGACCCATACCTGTATCGACTGGGAAACAGAGCGCACCTTCTTCAAGTGGCGTGACCAGTACGGCGAAGAAGATACGTTGCGCATGATGCGGGAAAAGTGGGGGCAGGACATGCCCGAACGCGGTATCGCCTTCGCTATGGGCACGCATCGCGTGACCAAGTTTAACAAGTGGCTTTTATCTGGTGTGATCCGCGTAGACTGTTCGGCGCAGGCCAGCCTGATCTGAGGCCGTTCCAGGTTTTTTTTGCGGTTGGTATCCTTGGTCGCATATAATCTGCGCTCCAATGCCTACGGAAGATCTTGCGCCACCGGTCTCGGCAAAACCACCTTTGATCTTGTTGTATCTTTGGCTGCCGCCCAAAAAGCGTACATTCGTGACAGTGCTGAAACTTTCATTTTGGATCTGACCTGACCTTCTCTGCACCTGCGGTATCATAAAGCTTATGCCCACCCCACGCGAAACCATCCTAGCCGCGCTGCACGCGCGGCTCTCGGCGCTGCCCGCCACCGCCCTGCGCGGTGAGGTGCTGCCTGAGCGTGTCCCGGCCGAAGGCCTGCTGATCTTGCGCGACGGCGAGCCGGGGGAGCCTGAGATTACGCTGTCGCCGCTGCGCTACCACTACCAGCACCGCGCCGAGATCGAGGCGGTGGTCCAAGGCGCGGCGCGTGACGCCGCCTTCGACACGCTGACCGCCAGCATCGGCACGGCAATCGCCGCCGACCGCACGCTGGGCGGCCTCTGCGACTGGGTCGAAGGGGAATCGCCGCGGCCGGTCGATTTGCCGGTCGAGGGCGCGGCCAGCTTGAAGGCGGCCGTCATTCCGGTGGTGCTGCACTATTCAACGGCCGACCCGCTCGGCTGATTCCGACAACCCGAGGAGAATACAATGGCACGAGCCCAAGGGGCGCGGGCGCAGATGGCGCTTGCGTTCGAGACGACCTACGGAACGCCGCCAGTTGGCGGCTTCACCAAGATGCCCTTCGCCAGCACCTCGCTCGGCGCGGAGCAGCCGCTGCTGAACTCGGAACTGCTGGGCTACGGTCGCGATCCGCTGGCACCGATCAAGGATGCGGTGACGGCCGATGGCGATATTGTCGTGCCGCTGGACGCCGAGGCCTTCGGGTTCTGGCTGAAGGCGGGTTTTGGCGATCCGACCACGACCGGAACCGGCCCCTGGACTCATGAATTTCAGTCGGGGTCCTGGACCTTGCCCAGCATGTCCATCGAAACTGGTATGCCCGAGGTGCCGCGCTTTGCGATGTATTCCGGCTGCGTGCTCGACCAGATCAACTGGCAAATGCAGCGCTCGGGGCTGCTGACCGCAACGGCCCGGCTGGTGGCGCAGGGCGAAACAGTCGGCACGACGACCAGTGCAGGCACGCCAGCCGCGCTTGAACTGCAGCGGTTCGGCCATTTCAACGGAGCCATCACCCGTAACGGATCGGCCCTCGGCAATGTTGTCTCGGCCGACATCACCTATGCCAACAACCTTGACCGGATCGAAACCATCCGCTCGGACGGGCGCATCGATGGCGCGGACCCGTCCATCGCAGCTCTGACCGGCTCCATCGAGGTCCGGTTCGCCGATCAAACGCTGGTGACGCAGGCGATCAACGGCGATCCCTGCGAGCTCGAGTTTGCGTATGCGCTGCCCTCTGGCGAGAGCTTCACCTTCACCGTGCATGCCGTCTACCTGCCGCGCCCGCGCATCGAGATTTCTGGGCCGCAGGGCGTGCAGGCGACCTTCGACTGGCAGGCCGCGCGCGACAGCACGGTCGGCCGGATGTGCACCGCCACCCTCGTGAATGATGTGG